AATTTCCTGCATGAGCAATATCACCTGTCATCGTGCCACCTGCTTTTGGCAAGGCAGCATTTGCAGTTGTTGTTGTGGAAGTTAATACTGCGTCTCTTGTTGCAATATCAATGCCATCAACTGTTCCAGAAACAGCTACATTACCACTTACAGACACACCAGATGCAGTAGTTACAAATTTTTGTGTATTGTCGTGATATATAGTTACTGCACCATCGTTAACACAATCAATAAACGCTTCATCATCGCCTGCATTTTTAAGGCTTAAATTATTTCCACAAAGTTTTAAATTACCTTGCCCAGTATCTTTAATAAAAGAATGAGAACCATCGTGAAATATTTCTAAATCATTACTATCACCATACTGAGATTTTACATTGTCGCCATGTATAGTAGCTCCTGTCATAGTACCACCAGCTTTAGGTAAAGCTGCATTTGCAGTAGTAGTTGTAGAAGTTAATACTGAATCTCTTGCTGAAATATCTACGCCGTCAACAGTTTCTGAACCTGACATAGTGATGTTAGCACCACTTAAAACTAAATTACCTGACATAGTTCCGCCAGCTTTAGGTAAAGCGGCGTTAGCTGTAGTTGTAGTAGAAGTTAAAACTCCATCTCTAGTCTGTATGTCAATACCATCAACTGTGCCGGCAACTGTTACGTTACCGCTTGCATCCTCAAACACTGCTTTACTAGCAGGTTGTGTACAGAATACATTTTTTGTACCTGCGCCAAAGTTTACAGCATTGTTAGAGTTAGAACTTCTAAGAATTGTGTCACGTGAGAGTGTGTCGGGAGTTGCGTCAGTGACAGTGCCAATACCTACTTCAAAGTCTGCTCCACCATCAGCTTCTATACAATAGTAAGTTGTATTACTATTACCAATACCGGCAACAAAAGTCGTGAAGCCTTGAGCGGCTCCAGCGAGATTTATTGTACCCGTACCTGTGCTGGTGCTAGTCTCTTTGACTCGATCATTAAGAACAAGGGCCATTTAAACTCCTTATCCTAATCTGATGATCTCTGATCCACCACCCGCTGCTGGGAATTGAATTTCAAATGTTCCGTTTGAAGCTGTAAAGTCACCACCGAACGCTAACACAACAACAGCATCATTAGTTGGAGCACTACCATCTTGTCTGTAAATCAAAGCACCGTTTGCAGTGAATGAAGCACTAGTCCAACTAACATTATCAAAGTCAACATAAGCTGTAGAAACACCTGATCCACCGGTTACTGCTGGGTTGCCACAAACTTTTCCACCTGCTGAATAAGCAGAGCCAGAAGAGTTTGATATTTCGTTAGTTGTTACATATTTTGTAGTAGTCGCACCCATAGTTGCTGAAGAAGTGTACAACGCAATATAGTAAGTAGCACCACCATCGAAATCGTGATTACCTTTTAAAAGCTCTTGTTTAAAAACATTACAAACTGCTTGTGATATTGCCATAATTTTCTCCTATTAAGGGTTTTGAGAAGGAACTTTAATACGTAAACTTCCATCTCTATATTCGTCTCTTCGTTTTTTACCCAACTGTTCTTGAGCCAGCTCTTGTAAAGCTGTTGCATAAGCTTGCTCATAAACTTGTTGATCTTGTGGTGCTTTTAAAAACTTAAATGTTTCCACCATGCAGGCATATAATAAAGCACGTTCAGCGTTAACGCTGACCCATGTAGTTGTATTACTAGAACTTAAGCCTGTAGGTTTCTTAGTAATACCAATCTCAAATTTATACACCGCATTTGGCGTCGGAGCAATAGCTATTGTGCCCATATCCCAAGTCGCATAGTACCTAGGTTTAGCTGATGACCCTGTTTCTGGAGTAGGATAATATTCGTTTAAAAAATCTGCATCCACTCTTTCCAAAGCAAACCTCTCTTTAGTCCCTGAATCTGTGTATATTGTAACATATCTAATTGTGGCAATATCGCTAAGTGTAGGAGTAGAGGCAGCTGTTGTCTGCCCTGGTAAACTTACAAATCTGTTATTAGCGGCTGTATTACCATTGATGTATTCTTTAAAACAATCAAGTTCAACACTTTTAAATATTTTGTCTTCTGCATGTGCTATAATATCATTTATAATAGTCGTAGTCAGAACCTGATCATCTGTTTCTGCATAGTCTCTAATCTGTGTTACTAATTCTGCGTATGTGGTCATGGTAATAATGTAACAGGTCCTACCGATTTTCCTGTCCCTCCAAAGTTTCTTATACCACCACTTTCATAATATTTAAAGGCTTTACCTCCGGCATTTACAAATTGATTAACATAATCTGTTCTATCATCAATTAGTAGTTTGTTTGCACCACCATAAGAACCTTTATTAAAATCAGCTACATAATTTGTTGCTGCTGGGGCTCTACCTATACCTGAACCAATAGTTCCAAAATTATTAGTAACCCATGTATTTTTTTGATTGGTTGTGTCAGTGCTTGTCGAAGTAGATAAAACTTCCCATGTATTATTTTTAGCAATAACTAAATCAATTAATGCATCAGCTTCTGCTCTTTTAGCTAAGTTTTGAAAATAAGTTGTACCAGCGGCTGCGATAGCAGCAAGTTCAATAGCGGGAGTCATGTTATACCAATCGCCCCCAGAGTTTAATAGACCAACGCTTGTCGCATAAGTTGCAACGGCTTGATAGTATTCTGCTAAAGTTCCATCAAGATCTACATACACAGTAGTTGTACCAGGAATACAATTGTCAGTTAAAAACTGTTCTACTAGATCATTAGGACTAAAAGTATAATTATTGTCATCAACTTTTGTAACCAAGTGTCCTCTAGCATCATTTATATTATCAGCATCAACTCTAGCTACTTGTGGATAATCTGGAAAGTGTGGATCTGCTCCTCTAAATCTAACGCGGTCCCCAGTGCTATATCCGTGCGCCGGTTGTTTTACTGTAACTAAAATAGAATCGCGGGCACCTGCTGCCATAGAATCCTCTGCTAAAAGATGTGCTACAGGTGGTTCTGTTCTAGCAGGTCTTGCATTTTGTAAACCTTGAGCATCACCAAAATGAGCTCTTGGTTCTAGTTGTGGATGTTTTGATTCAAACTCTGATTGATGTACAAAAGAACCGTTCCATTCTTTTACCATTTCATTATATGGAAACTCCATACCGCTACGGTCTGAAATAGCTTTAGCGTATTTACCTGATGCAAACTTAGACATCTGGATAATACGCTTTTGGTGTTATGAAAGTACTTGTTGAAGAACCATCTTCAACTAATGCACGATTTAGTTCATCTTCGTACAACATTTTTAGTTGTTGAGTAACTTGTGGATTTACTTTTTGAGATAAATAGTATGCAAGCCCTGAAGTCATACAAGGAACAAATCTATAAGGAACATCAGCATTATTACTGTACCCACCTACGTCTTGAATACGTTTAATATAATACATTGTAATATGATTTGCAGCCGCTGTAGCGTCCGGAGTTGGGTAAAAACTAATTGTAGTATTATCTATAAATCTTTGAACGTAGTATTGTGTAGGTTGAGCTTTATTAAGTTTATTAGATAAACTTTGATATGTACTTCTGTCTATTTTTGTTAAAGAAGAGTCCGATTGACTGGTTGTAGCCCTATTAGTTCTATAGGCAGCTTCTAAAACATCATCTACACCATAAACGCCATTAGGGATAGACGTAGCACTTGTGCCATCAGCAGAGTTTCTAAAAAACTTATATTCAGCTTGTCCTTCAACAAGATCAATTTCTAGATTACCTAGTTCCCAATAATGCAAACCTCTATTGGCCCATTCTTGAAACATTATGTTTAAAGAACGTCTTGCTGATTTTAATTGATAACCACTAATGCTGTCGAGGCCTACGCGATTGTAAGCCTCTTCAATAATATCATCAATTAAGAAACCACTCTCAAAATTAGTAGTACCTGATGTTGCCATCTAACCTCCTAGTTAAATGTTACAGTAACGCCTGGAGTAGCTGTTAAATCTAAAAAACAACCTGTTTTAAATCTTATACCACTCCCAGGAATAAAAACGCTTAGTCCTTCCGTGCCAAATTTAAAAGTATGAGATGTTCCTGCTGCAGAAGTATTGTCATACAATACAACAGCTGCGTTTGCTACGCCTTCTGCTTGAATAGATGTAACTCTACAAGGGCCAGTAACTAACTGTCCATCAGCCGTTCTGTGAGCTGTTCTCTGGTCTGATGTGAATGATCCTCCACCTGCCATAATATTTCCTCCTAAATTAGCGGGGCCGAAGCCCCGCATTAATTACTTATTAGCTTAAGTTGTTATTCTGTATGTACAGAACAGTAACAGTAGCTGCACCTGTAGTACCATCACCATTAGCTGCTGTAAATGTAGCAGTTACAGTTTGATCAGATGTGCCGATGTCTGTACCATCAGTTTGAATTGTACCTCTAGTCGTTGCTAAAGCTTTTACGTTAGTTGCTGGTAGATACTCGTCTGTATCGCCTGCGTGTCCAACCTGAACAGTAGCAGTTCCACCATCATTAGAAACAGTTGTGACATTTAACACAACGTCAACGATTTGTGAATTTGCAGGTATGATTCCTATAGTTGTTGTAGCAGTTGCACCGATAATATCGATTACTGCTGATTGAGCCATTAAGACGGAACCAGTATTTTTACTTGCTCCTTCTCTTATTGATCCAGCTTTCACTGGACCCGAAAATGTAGTTGTACCCATTTTTATATTCCTCCTGTTAATTAACACAGTCGCGAGGCCGTCTGGTCAAGTCTGTGTTTCTTTGAATATACGCTTTTTAAATACTTTATGCAAATAAAAAGGGGCGCCGAAGCGCCCCTTAAAATGGTTTATAACCTTACTGATTATACACCTGGAGATCCGAAGATACCTCTAGGATCAGAGAAGCCGAAGCTGTATCTTTCCCTAGCTTTATATCTAACGTTACCAGTTTCAAAATCGCCTTCCATGGCAGTTTTGATTGGTGCACGAACCATGTGTTTCATTCCGTTAGGAACGTCTGTCTTAATGAAGAAAGACTCTGAATCAGCTAGGAAGTTATTTACCACAAATCCTTGTGGAATCATTCCCATTGATTTCATAGCATTCAAATCATTATCAGCAGTACCAACTCTGTTGGCAGATTTCATGATTCTTTCAGCTGCAAATTGCTGAGCTGGGTGAATGATTAGTTTCATTCCCTTAGCAGCAATTTTTAGTCCACGCTCGTCTGTCATTTTAGCAATGTCAATTAAAGACTGCTCTAATGAAGTTTCAGATAAGTCAGCAGCTGTTGCTAACTCATTTGCAAACGTTCCAGCGATTGTTGGGTGGTTGTCTGCACAAAGTGCAACACCGTCACCACCTGTAGAAGTAGTGAAAGCTCCATCTAAAATCGCAGCAGCTTTAAGTTGCTTAGTTTGAGCCATAGATCTAGCTAGTGCTTTAGTATAACGAGTTGAAATCTTATCATACAAGTTATCTTCAACAGCTTCCTCAGTGATAGAGAAAGCGAGAGCAATTGTCTCATGTTGGTATCTTGCAGTATAAGTTTCCTGCGCGCTATCGTAAACCACTGCTGCGCCTTCTGACTTAACGGCAGCTTTGTCGAAACCTGATAACATTACTTCTTCTTCGAATGCTCGATCAGAATTTTCTGTATCATAAATTTCAGCGTGTTGGTTTTCGTAGTTTTTGTACTCAAGTCCAAATAATGCATTTAGACCTGGCTCTAGCTCTTTAGCTAGTTGTTGTCTTGATATAGCCATGTGTTACCTCCTGCTATTATTTATACTTATGTTCGTTAATCAAAACATTGTAAACAATATTAGCTGAACCAACCTCGTTTCGACCTTCTTTTTTAGAGAAGCCTACGATTTTAAGGTTAAGTCCAGTTCCAATATCACTTGAATCTAGTTCTGATTTACTTACACCAGTTACTGTTGAACCAGCAACCACAGCTAAGTCAGCGTGATTTGATATGTCAGTTTGGGCTGAAGCGCCGTCACCTTGTACTTCGAACATTTGATATGGATCGTCGTACACAAAAACTTCTGCTAGTTGAGAAGCTGGTCTTGTGTTTTTAAAAGTTGGTTTACCATCTGAATCATCGAACGAAGATCCCCAAAAAACACCTATAGCATTAGTAGCGTCTGTGCCACCATTTGCTGCTGCAAAAAGCTGTACATCACCTTCAGCTTCGTCGATTTTTACGACATCGCCTTGTGAGATGATAGTAGCATAGTTTGCAAATGCTGTATAAGAGTTCATTGCCGGATCAGTTCCGCCGCCGATTTTTCCAATTGGAGATAAACCAAAAGGGGCATCTAAATTTGCCATATTGTTATCCTCCTTAAAGGGTTAAAGTTAAATCGATGGTTGAGAAAAGATTAGTCTTTTTTCGAGCCACCAAAAGTTACACGAGTTTGTCGATCTTGATTAATCGGCATACTTGGGTGCTGTTCCTTCAAGACATCGTTTTCAATTGCATCATTTCGATCTTGAGTTACTTTTTTAAAGTACTCTTCACGTGATTGCGCGAGCTCTTCAGATATCCTTGCCAGCACAAGGCCACCAACCCCGATCATACCTGCGTATTTGCCACTATCTATAGAAGGATAATTATCATTTGGATATTCGTCAGCTCTAACTAACTCCCATCCTGATCTAAGCTTACCTGACATGTTAGTGGTATCGTCGTACCCCATGCTTTCAGCTCTTATCCACCTATGTCTGTAACCATCTGGCGCAGGTGGTGCGTCCAGTGATGATGGAGGAGTCCAAATCTTCGGCTTTTCAGTTTTTGCTCTAGATTGACTCACGCGAGTGGTTTTCATTTTATCTTTTTCCATATGCTTATACCTCCTTCGCGGCTAATTGTTTCGCATATTCTTCTAGCGGCACACCTAATCTTTTAGAAATAGCTACCTGTGATGGTGTGAG